TGTTTTTCTGTCGCCGTCAGCAGCGGATCCCGCTTGCCCATCATGGCACCAACAATTGCGGAATACGCATCGGCACTGCCCCTTTGCATTGCGCCGGCCATGCGTAGTTCCTGCTGCTGTGGTGACTGTCGCTCACCGAACATTCCGGAGAACTGATTGATTGCGGCAGCCCCGGCAACCATCTTGCCCTCCAGCACATTCACGCCCGCATTGACCAGCGTCTTACCAAACGAAAACGCCTTTTCAAAAAACGACTGCCCGGCTTTTGCTGGTGCCACTGGTGCCGGCGGGAGTAACGCCAGATTCGGTTTCACCTCTGGCTTTGGCTGTGGCTTTAACCGCGCCAGCACCTCATTTAGTCGCGTCATTGCCTGATCAAGATTTGTCGGACGTGGCACCGCTGGTGCCTGTGGTTTGTTGCCCTTGACCGCGTTTCCGATGGCCGTGCCGATCATGTTCGGGATAAACATCACCACGGATTCAGCGATGCCCATCGCCTTGCGTTTTCCTTCGGCCTTCAACCAGTCCAGCATTTCGGACCACTTCTGTTTGATGCCTTCGATTGCCACGTCGAACGATGCCAGCAAAACATCCTTGAAGAATCCCAGCTTGTCCGTCAGTGCTCCAATTGATTCAATCATGCTCGAAGCCCAGTCCAGCAACTTCGTCGCGCGCGGCAATGATTGATTCCCGATTGCTGTTCCTAACACCAAAAGATTATTTTTTAGCCGCGCAAACTGTCCGCTCAGGCTGGCACTCAGTTTGCTCAACGAATCCGTCTGCAGGCTCATTTCGTACAACGCCCGCCGCACGTCGTCAAACGTGATTTGTCCGGCACTCGCTGCTGCCGCCACGTTGCCGAATCGCTTCGCCAAATGTTGCATCAGCATGATGTTGCGTGTGCTGAATTCCTGCAGGTCTTGCAGGCTCGCCGTGCCCGTGGTGCGCAGCTGCGCGAACATCCGCGTCAGTTCGCCGATGCTGTTGTCTGACATGGCTGCAATGTTCGCCAACATCGCCAAATCGCTTGTCAGTTCTTTTATCGGAGTTTGCACGCCCAGCAATTGCACGGCAGCCGCTTTCACATCCATTTTGCTAAACGGTGTCGCCCCAGCAAACGTGTTCAGCGTGTCCACCAATTCCGCAGCCGTTTTTGCGTTGCCCGTCAGCACCTCCAACTGGATGGAAAGCTTTTGCGCATCGGCTGCCAATGCCAACATTCCACCACCGGCCATCACCGCACCGAACCCCGACAAAATCAGGCTCAACGGTCCCAAGGCGGACGATACAAACGATTTAATAATTCCGGCTGTGGTTTTCGTCACCACGCCCAATGTGGCCATCGGATTGATAACGGCCCGCAGTGCTCCGGCCACGCCACGCAATACGCCCTGCAATGCACGCCCAATGAATCCCAGCCGTCCCAATGCTCCGGACACAACACCGCCGGCCGCACCCATTGCAAACAACGTAACGGCGATTGCCCTGATTGCTGGTGGCAGTTTTTCAAACGCCTTTTTTAGCCACTGTGTTCTCAGTCGCAACGCTTCAAAATGCGCGTACAGCATGAATGCCGTGCTCGCCAACCCAACGAACGGCCCAATTGCTGACGCTACGACTTTGCCGGCAAATAGCATGACCTGCGCCACGGCTCGAAATGGCGTCAACAAAACATTCACTGCTTTGCCAACGGCCTTTAATGCTGACAACAATGACTGAAACGGCCACAACAGCATCCGCACGCCGTCCGCCATAACGCCCATAATAAACCGCAACGCCTCCAGCGTTTTGCGTAGTGCAATGCTATGCACCAACATGGTGTGCAGCCCATGCGATGCGGCATTTGCCCCACTGGCAACGGCTCCACCGACCGCCCCAAATGCACTCGCAGCAATCGCCACAGCTTTCGTACTCAACGCCGCCTTGTCGGCAATTTTTTCGTAACGCTGCAGTTGCTCGGTAGCCGTCCGCGATGCCACCTCAACATCGCCTATCCGCTTCGCCGCTGCGTCCAGTGTTGCCGGCAGTTCTTTATTTTTGCCGATGGCGTCCAGCGACTGCGTAGCGGTCCCGGTGTTTTTTGCGGTCTGTGCAAACGCCTGCATTGCCTGCTGGCTCTGCTGCATTGACTGTTGAAAGCCGCGTGTGTTTGCTTCCAGATTGACTACCAGGCTTCCAATGCTTGCCATTATCGCCCCACCAGTCTCTGCAGATGTTTTGATATTGCGTCCGCAGACTCTGCCGGACTCAACTGTCTGTCCTCAGACCGTGGCAACCACGGCGCAAAATCCGCCGCCTTCATCGACGCACCGCAGAACCCCGCCACCAGCTCACCAATACGCGCCAAAATCAATTCAACGCCACGGACTCCGACCGGCTCCACAATGTCCGCAATCTGCCATTCTCTCCACTGTTGCGGTGTCATGGCGTCCAGCATTGCATCGGGATCATTCCAGCCCGTTGCCAACGCCAGACGCAACGCCAAACGCCGCTCGGAATCCCGCCTCAGTTTCCCACTGTGGCCTCGATGTCCTCCTTTGTGAACCCGCTCAACCGCTGTGCTACGTTCACGATCCGCTCCAGCACATCGGCCCGCTTCTGCCCGATGGCCTGCACGTCCTCCGGCAGGAAGATTGCCTGTCCGTTGTCGTCTTTGCAGCAGGCCACCACCAGCCGCTCACGAAACTCCTGAACTCGTGCATCGATGGTTTGCCCATTCCTGCCGGCAAACTGCTTTTCGAATGCCGTTCGCTCTCGTGCCGTCATGCCCCACACCGGAATCACCGCGCCGGCCTGCAGCTCCGGAATCGGGACATCCTCTTTCGGACGATCCGACAACCCCGCCAGAAATGCACCACGGTCAATCACCAATCTACTCATCGTCAGCCCCTCCAGAATTCGGCCCAAGAATCTCCGACCCGTCTGCATTGTACCCCAGTAACTCGCCGCGCTTGAACCGCTCGCGGTCGTCTGGATCAATGCCCCGTGCCAGCATCTCACGCGCCAACAGCACCTTTTCACGGCCTTGCCGCCAGTTCGGCAATGCCGCCTCCGCTTCATCGTCCGCCGGCTCAGCATCACCATTGCCAACCAGCAACTGAACCGCCCTGCGGTCCACGTCAATCACTGTGCCAACACGCCAGAACAAAACACCACCAGCACGCCTCTCGATGCCCTCGTGAACCGTGCCGGGTGGTGCGTTCAAGTCTTCCCGTATCAACCGGATTTTCATGTTGAATATGCCAGCAATCCAGTCAGCTTGATGGACACATCGGCCTTCAGTCCGTCATTCATTGCGCCCGTAAAGCCAAACGTCAGACCCGCCCCGGTAAATGCGGATGTTGTCGGTGTGGCGTCGGTGAACGTGATGTTGTAAACCATATCCGCCGGCGTCGTCAACAGGTCCGTCAATGCCTGGTGTGCTGCCAGATCCACATCGTAGAACATCGAGAAATCAAACGTGCCGCCCTCTGTGTAGCCAGTCTGGCTGTACTCTTTGCCGGCTCCGCTCGTGTCAATCGTCGTGGCGTCGTAGGTCTCCGACTCCGCGCCGCTGTGTGAGAATTCCGTAATCTGCCCGATGGCCGTCAGAACGGACGCAATCGTGCATTTGATGACCGTGCCCTTGACTTTCAACTTTGCCACGACTGGCCCCCTTCATTGTGATTTGAAAAACCGTTCCATTGAACGCTCGAGCGCGGTTTGCATCGCCGCCCTCACTCTATCGTTTGCTCGCTCTTTTGCCCTCTGTGCAAAATTCGGCTGCTGCGGTCGCAACACCCCGCGATTTGCTCGCGTCTTGCGTGTGACTCGCTGCCCGCTCTTGAAGGATCCCAGCACCCACCACTGCCAGTTCCCCGAATTGATCCCAACGCCACGGCTGCCCCGTTGTACGTTCCGCCGCTCGATAACCTTTCCAACACCGACACCGACACGCCCGGACACTACGTTTGTGCCCGCTTTGCGATTGAACCGAAACCCGACCTCTGTTTTTATTTCCTGAACCTGTGGTTCAATGTCGGCCTGCATTTGCTGGCCAATAACACGCAATCCAGCCCGCACTACGGACAACGCAAGACCACGCTGCCCAAACTTTGTGAAATCTGCCAACGCCTGTTCAATCTCTCCAATCCCCTGCACGTCCACTGATACGCTCATGCGTACCTCATTTCATTCCCTGACACGTCGAACCCGTTCGGGGTAATCACCTCAAACGCTGCTGCGCCGTCTTTGCGTGCATGAATTCGATACGTCGTCCGTGCTGTGTCGGACCAATCAAAAGGTGGAATGCCCATTGCCGGGCATTCCACCGTCCACGTATAGCTGACTCCGTTGACCGTGCGGCTGATGATGTCACCGACCGCCGGCGTTCCCAGTGTGTAGCTTGCGACTGAGATTAACCAGTCGCAGGCTTCCACAACTGTTTCGGATGTCTCGTCAATGACAACCTTTTGGCTCTGCCCCTGAACAGCGTCCGCAATTGTCACCGCTGACGCGCCACGAGTAACCGTGACCGATACGCCTGCGGTGCGTCGGATCATTTTCAGACCCGCTCCAATTGCTGACTCAAG